GTACCTCACCCGTGACCTCTTCCTCGCCGTTGACCACTGGAAGATGTCGAAGGAATTGTTTGACCGTATGCTGAAGCACCCTGCCGTGATTCACGCTTGTCTCGCCCGCGCCAACTACTTCAATCCCAGTGATGTGAAGCTGAAGCCCAGTGAGATTCTGTCGTATATGCACGACATGGGTGTGTGGATGTTCGACGTGATTGACTTCAAGAGCCGTCACGAAGAGGATGGTCTGGCAATCCCCGATGCTCCTGCTTTCGACGAGCACAACCTTGTTGCTTGCAACTCTGGTATCGTGCCGTTTGAAATGAAGTGTACCAACTCCATCTACATCGACCGTCAGCAATTCACCTCTCAGATCGGTGCAAACCACAAGTATCACCTTGTGGAAGACCGTATCATGGTTCTGAGTTCTACGGAAGAGCGTCCGTTCAAGAACGTTGTAGACTGCGAGTTGTACGCCGCTCCCGTGTTCAACAACATTCGTGAGATTGGTTTCTTCACCGTATGGAAGGAATCATAAACTGATGTGATATGCCGATGGAAACTTTCACAATCGAGCAATACCTAAAAGGCAAAGTCCGTAATGTAAAAGTTACGGACGATGCCTTACCTACCATCCTCGTAGATGCAGGCAAGAAAGCGGGGGCTAAGATTGAGGCAGGAGCCGATGTCGAAACCCTCAGTGAGAAGCAGCTTGACTTAGCGACTGCCTATCTCTATGTCTGGATTGCGGGATCACCAACGATGTCTGAGAAAGTGAGTGATAAAGATGGTGACTGGTCACACTCTGAGGGTGGTGAGCAGATGTCGGCAAACGTGTTGAACCGTTTTCTGCGTATGGCCAATGAGATATTCGAGAAGTATGAACTGCCGAAGGTAGGGAGTAATTCTTGGGATATGATTGGCAATGGTTTTCATAATATCCGCTATTCTGGAGGTCGTAAAACCCGATAACTGCTATGGCTGTAAGCAATCCCAGATTCCCGCATCACTGCACTATAACGCGCCCAGGAGCCTCTGATCCGTCAAAGGACGAAGGTGAGAGCATCGTGATATATGATGGGATTTGCCGTAGTTATGATGTTCAAACAACGTCGGACAAAGGTGATGTGGTCGTATCGAACCGCAAGCTCGCTTTGCCTCAAAAACAGGACGAATGGACTGAAGAGACTATCCCGCAGGAAGGGGATGAAGTAGTTGTCGAAAAGTTTGGATTCAAGGAAGAGGGAATAGTGATTGACCGTATGCCCGGAAACCTTGGCACACATATATTGTGGAAGTATGGACGCAATTAACAGAAGCAAGGTCAAGAATGCAGTAGATAATTACTGGAATGACATTCTCAACGAGGTTGAGGGTCAATGTAAGACCTATTGCATGAAACTCTGCACTGAGGCTGTTAAGGCGAGACAAACCAACCCCAAAGCCCACAACTTTACGGGTAATTTGCTCAACTCAATAGTCGTTTGCCTCTATCGCAAGGGTGAACCCGTCATAGCCTATTACGCAGCTCAGTATGCGGCTGAAGCCATTCAGATGAAGATGAAGCAGCGCAAGCGCAGACGTTATTTCTTCAATCCCGATTACGATGGAGAAAACTCAGCATATTTGCCTACGATTCAAACTAATGGTGGATGGGGTGTAGATGATGCCAGAGAATATTTCTACGAGCACAAGCCCAACGGCAATAACCTATTTGACATAGTAGTTGCCTATCCCGTAGAATATGCACAATGGATCGAAGACCATAGAGCAAGCACTGGTATCGTTCAAACCTATCAATATGCGGAGAATGTTGGTATCAACTTCCTTAAAATTGCAGCATAATGGCAGAAGAGAGAAACCCACTGGAGATTATCTATGATGAATTGATAGACTTCGCGGCTAACTATGTTGACCGCAAGACCGAGATTTTCTTAGGCAACCGTCCAGACAAGACCGCCGATACGATGAAGCGATTCATTACCATCGAACTGCCTGCCGAGGTCAAAGACTACGCAGCGGGAAACATGGATTTTGCATTGCATACTCGCGGCATTCTCTACGTCTACTGCAAGGCAAAGAGCAACACCACGCTCAATATGCAGGCTCAGACTGGTCTCGCCTATTCTGTAAAGAAGGGATTTCCGTATAACGCAGAGCATATCAGTGCCACGAAGCCCTCTATTCTGCATGAGGGTTATGACAAAAACGGATTCCACGTCACATCTATCACGTTTGTTCTTAAAACCAAAGCAAACGCATTTATAAATTCTTAAAAAGTTTAGCGATATGAAAACGAAAAGTCAACTTCAAGCCCATGTGCTTACTGGTATTTCCTCGCTGTTTGCGATGAAGGGTGGTTTTGTTACTACCGCTGCTGGTGAGGGTGAAAGCGGTTATACCGCAACTCTTGACGAGACCAAGATGTGTGAGTTCCCCTGTTCTGAGGACTCTGGCTTCAGCTACAATGAGGGTACTCCTACCACTGACGGCTTCAAGATTCACGGTCTTGGCGTGTTCTGGACTTCTAAGATGACTCCCGGCGATACCGAGATCACCATTGAAATCCCCTGCCACGACACCGAAATTCTTGAATTCTGTGGCTTCACCGCTTCCGACCTCACCATTTCTGGTTCTGGTACGGTATTCAACGGCAAGACCTTCAAGGGTAAGACCTTCAGCGGACTCCGCAAGGCCGTTATTCTTGGTCTCTTCGCCCTCGACGATACCGAGCAGAACGCTTTCTTCGTAAAGAAGGCAAAGCTCATGGCAAGCGTTGTATTCGACGGCTCAAACAAGCCTCTGTGCGTCGCTCTCACTGGTTCTATCCACGAGGGTGCTGCCGTCGATGCTCTGGCAGTCGTAGAATTGCAGAGTGCATAATCTGGTTTTTGGAGAAAATTTCTTTTCCACAAAATACCTACTTTCTGAGGGGCGGTGACGGTTATATGCCGCTGCCGCCCTTTTTCCAATTAAAAAAACAGAGAATTAAATAAAAGGTAGAATATGGAAAAAATTGATGAAGAGCCTAAACTGAATCAGCCGAGCGAAGACGCACAGCGGGAATATTTGTCGATGATAAACGACGATCCTACTGAGGTCAGCATTTTACGCACGAAAAAAAAGTATAAGATGTATTGGCTGAAAAACGGTCAGTTGGTGAAGCTGTCACGCCTGCTTCTGAGGAAAAAGGACGTTGACAAGCCCGAAGACTCGAAGACTACTGGCAGTGACGTACTTGACGAAATTCTGGATGATAACAAGTTGGCTTGCAAGGCAGCAGCGATTTACCTGCTGAACGGGTATTGGAAATTGAAGTTCAAATACTGGTTTCTCTGGCGTTGGTTCTACTATGTCAGACAATACGACAATATGCAGTTGCTTGAAATCCTCACCACAGGTAAAAAAAAAGTTCCGCTGGTACAATTCTTCAACAGTACCACATTGCTGATAGGGGCAAAGGGTACGCTGATACAGATGACAGCGAAGGAAGCCGAAGCTACCCTTCAAGAACTCGCTACGGAGCGGCTTTCTCAGACCGAAAACAAAGACAATGGCTCGTAATGCCGCGCTATTTTTTCTTCGGTTTGATAAGGGTTCAGATGTACGAATATTATTGGGGTCATACAGCAGCGCAAATCGAACTGATAGAAATCGACGCGCCGTTTACCTGCTATAAAAAGCGTGATAAGAATGAGGGTAAAAAGCCAGGTGATTCCGGCTACATTCCAGACGAAGAAAAACTGAAGAGGTCGGTAGAGAAGTGGAAAGAGCGTAAAAAGCGCAGGAAATTCGACATGAAGCATTTCCTCGCCACTGGAGAGAAAATTCCAGTGAATCAAGAAGAAACTGAATAAAAAATTAAGGATATGGCACTAAACGCATTAGCTTTTGAGATAGGAATAAAGGAGGCGAAAAACTCCGAATTAAATTCCATTGTTAGTAGGCTCAATCAGTTATCGGGGAAAACCGTGACGATTGACGTTAAGGGTGTTCCAGAACTGAATCAGCTCTTGAATCGGTTAGGGCATGATAATAACGGCTTCACGTTTAAGTTGCCAGACCTATCCACTTTTATGGAGCAGGTGAAAAGCGTGAAAAATGTTACCGAAAGTCTGTTCTCGAAACAGAACGCAGGTGACATTCCCGCTTTTCAGTCGGCTTTACAACAGATGCGTGAGCTGTCTGTGGCCATCGAGAAATTAAAGAACGAGAATCTGTCTCTGCAAACGGGGCATAGTTCCGACATCTTTAATCGCATTCAGAAAATGGGCACCGCGCTCAACTCTGCTTTCTCCGAAGTTCCAAAAGTAAATATTC